TCTTCTTTAAATTCATTTTGCTGTGCCGCCTCGGCCACTACGTCTGGTTCGCCTACAGTGACAGTGTCATACACTGGATGCAGCTTTCCTTTTGGGTGCCACTTACTAGGTGTTGTCCTGATTTCACCAACCTTTTTACCTAGCTTAAGTTTACCACGAGTTGTTGGCCTACCTCTTGGCTCGTTTTCTTTCTTTGGATATGTTTTTAGTGTAAGTGGCTTATTACTGATGAAACTTAATGTGTAGTAATGATCCCCTCTCTCAACGGATACAATGGTACTCGGAGCACCGTCAGGTGCTTTAGTCCAGTTCCATAAGGGCAGCGCTCCAGCTTTCTGTTTAAATAAATTAGTACGTACTAAAGGACCTTCTTCAGATGCCTTGCTGTCGAGTATAGTTTCACTTGCGTTGTCGCTCGTCTCCAATACTGGACGACCCCCTTCAATGCGAATACTACCACCTTCAAAAGTCTGATCGCTTAAATCCTTTTTTGTTTCTAAGTCAACAAATCTACCTTCGTCATATTGCTCAGGAGAAAAGCTCTGAAAGAAAGGAGGAGCCTGCTCAGCTTGTTCTCCTACATATCGCTTAGGGATATAAGTTGCAGAAGCCTCGGCTACTACGTCTTGCGGTAAGGCAACAAATAACTCAGAGCCTGGACCACCAAGGTCATATTGGTTACGCATCTGCGACCGAACTTCACGACCCATTGCGTTAATCTCTGCACTAGAGTAACCAGCATCCTGCAACAGCTTACGATACTTGGTACGCTTGCGCTTGGCTGGATCGCTACTGGTTGAAGTAGTAGCACTGTAAGCTGCACGCTCCAAGTCAGAAGCAAATTTTATCTCTCCAGACTGTTTATACTTAGGTTGAGCTGTACTACTTAAATTCTGGGGAAGGCTAAAGCTTCGTGCCTCTGGTGCCTGCTCCGTAGCAGGTACAACCTGCGGTACAACTTCAGGAAGGACTTGCTCTACGGGTGCTTGCTCTTGGGTAGGTACAGCAGCCTCTGGCTGCACGGGTACTTCCTCCTGCGTAGGGTCAGGGGCTTCATTGAAAAATTTAGGTTCAATGTCTGCAACTGTAACACCATAAGCTGGGTCGTACCGACCAGCTAATTCCTTTTCGGCTACCTCCTGTTGGTTGTCTCCTTCATTAACAGCTATTGGTACAACACGAACTGTTCCGTCAGGTTGCTTATAAGTTACCTCTACGGTTCTATAATTTCCTAATGGTGCACTACCTTCTGTTGACTCACTTGAACCTGATTCCTTTTCTTCAACTGGAACCCCAGTAATGTCACCAGCAAAAGTTTGAACCGCAGATACTCCTGTGGCTACAGTGCCACCTACAATTCCACCCACAAAACCTTCGTAGGCATACCGCTTTACGTCATCCCAAGAATAATCTCTGTTAGGATCATAGATCCTAGCAAACTGATCTTGTGCCGCAGCTTCAGCAGCTTCAGTAACAAACTCTCCAGCACTACCCTTAATCGAGTCCTTTAATACTTTCTTAACTACACTGCCCTTTACTGTTTTTCCTGCCTTAAAGAAATCATCAAGCTTGTCTAAGCCCATTGATTTTAAACCTATTCGATTTGCAACTACAGAGAAAGCAGAGTAAAGACCTTGGGCAAGTTGAACCTGATCCCTCTGTTCGTCGCTCATGTCGGCGTAATCAGTAGCAAATGTTTCTTCTGCGTCTTTACGCACTTCAGTCATTGCCATTGGCACAGCACTAGCACCACGAGTTATAAACATTAAAGGAAGTTGACCAAGGCCACGGCCAACGTCTGCACTTAAGCGACCTTCCTCTACACCAAATGCTTCACCTGCAAAGTCACCAGTATCTCCAACGTACCTTTGAATAGCAGCTTGATTTTCACGCTTGCGCTTTTCAATATCCTCAAGGCTTTTATCTTTTGCACTTGGATTTCCAGCCCACGCATCAAAGGCAAACTTTGCCTTTTCTCGTTGAGCAGATATTCCTACAATTTCCTGACCAAGTTCATTAATGGTATCATAGCCAGACTGAGCTAGCCCAGCAGGTATTGCACGAAGAAGATTGCCTACGGCAGTATTCCTTCTGGGAGCAGGACCAGCCTGACTCTGTGCAATCTTAATAATCTGAGATTCCAATGCACCCCTAGGGTGCTCAACTTGGTATAATCTGCCGTCAGGACCTTTTACTTCAGTAATTGGCATATGTGTTTTTTTAGTTAGAGATATTGCCAACAACTCCCCAGCCTGCGTTGCCCATTACTTGTGATTCCCTGGTGCCAAGGATACGTTGTATCCGTGGGTCACTCCATTGTATACCGTCTTCATTAATGCCAGACGTATCTGTCCAATCATTCGTTTCGGGGTTATACCTATAATTAGGGTTCACTTCTTTAACTGCTGCGATCATATCTGCATTACCTCTTGCTGTTTGACCTTCAGTTAATTCAGTTGCCTTCCTCAGGGTATCCATATCTCCGCCTGCATTGATATACTCCTTGTTACTCATGTCGCCATCAAGTACCATCTGGATCATGTTCGCTTGAACCTGTGCATTTCTAGAATCAGCATTAGCTTGTTCCTCTAACAACTTCATTTTTTTGGTTTCCAGCGCAAGTGTTTTTTCAGCATTATTTATAGATGCTATAGAAGCTGCAATATTTTGTTGTTTACCCCTAACATCTACAGGGTACATACCCGCTGCACGCATTTCCTTTTGAGCAGCAATATCAAATGCCTGTAAGGCATTCTTATTCATAATGTTTTGACTGTCAAGTCGAAGGGGATTCATTGCTTCATTTTGATCATAAGCCTGCTGTGCTGTCTCTACACCCAGGTTTGCCATTGCTAACTGAGGATTAAACATTGATTCACGTTGTCCATAACGCTGCTGTTCACTTAATAAATTCTGTTCTCTAATAGCCTGCTCCGTGGGAAAGGCTGATTCACGTTGAGATGTAGCTTGGCGGGTTGCCTCTACATTCGCTTCCCCTTGTCGAAGTGCATTTAAAGCTGTCAATGCATTTCCTACACCACCAAGACTTTTTATGGCTACCAGAGCAGTTTCTTTGTCAGTAATACCTAAGTCGGATGCTCCAGGTAGTCCTACGAGAAGTTCCGCAGCTTGACCAGTAAGTATTTTTTCTTCCTTCTTTTTAGAGTATTCCTTGATAGCCCCACCAATTTGTGCACCAAGGTCAGACATGGCCTGCGCTTGTATGTTAGCGGCGTTGGTAAAGCCGCTGTAGTCCATCTGCATTAGACGGGGGTCGATTGTTGATCCTTGTTGAAATGCCATAATTATTTAATTTTTGTATCCATCCATTTACGGATGACTGATTTAATACGAGGCTTATTAGAAATAAACTTAGCAAAGCGTTCGCCGTGCTTAATGTAAAGCTTACGGAACCAACTAGGAGCATCGTTAAGCATCCACTCACGGAACTGCATCCACTCGTCGGTTTCAGTCCCGTAAACTTCACGAGCTACCCAGCAAAAAATTGAAAGGCCAGTTAAAGCAGCCTTACCGAGTGTTGCTCCGATTCCTGCTTTAGCGGCCCCTCCCGCTGCGGTAGCGGCTGCGCTAGCAGCAAGTTTACCTGTTGCATACTTGCTAGCACTCCCTAGTACTGCGGGTGCAATTTGTCCAAACATACCAGACATACCAGCGGATCGAGCTGCACCAGCCTGAGCTTGAGCACCCTGTAGTCCCATCATATTTGCTTGGTTCTGCATCCCGTAATTAATACCAGCATTAGGATCAAACAGTTGAGGTCCAGTACTCAGACCTTGAGCAGATGAAAGTAATCCAGCCCCTCCTGCCGCAGCATTATTACCTCTACCAAGTATAGCCATCATTGGATCACCAGCCATTACACGGTTCATATCAAAAGCCCGTGCTCCTGCACCTCCTGCTTCTGCACGAAGGCCAGAAAGGTAGTTCTCACGACCAAGAATCTGACTAGCTACCGAGCTTTCATCCCCGATACGACCAGCACGTTGCGACATCTGTAATGCCTGCTGATCAGCTATACGCTGCTGCTCTGGGTTTAAACCCTGGGAACGTTGGTAAAGATCCTGAGCCATAGCAGTCTGGGACTCTGCAAGTCCAGTGCTATAAGGATCAGCTTCACGGTAAGCCTCAACAACCCGAGGAGCGTACTGCTCAAGTGCTCCTACGTCTGCTGCACGTTGTAGATCTTCTTCACTTCGCTGTGTTATGCCTGCTTCCTCTGCCGATGCTCGGCTGAGGTCAAACATACCTGGAGTCGCCTCATCAATGGTTTCCGAAGTTCCTGCCAGTTCATCTTCTAGACTACTTATACGTTTCTTTAATTTCTTTTTCTTTTTCTTACTTGCCCCTTGCTGCTTTGCCTTCTTCAGTTGCTTTTCCTTAAGCCTAATTTGAGCTTTTAAATTATCAATTTCAGGATTCGCACGACCAGCTTTTAGTCCATACAATCTATTACTTAAATCAGTAAGTTCTAAATCCAAATACTGAGGTCGAAATGCCTTTTCAGCTCCAAGGATTTTACCCTGAAGCGCAGCATCAGTTATACCCTTGTATTGCTTTTGACCTGCTCCGTATCCAAACAGATACTCGGCCATCATATTAGCTGGCCCAGTTGTACGTGGATCTGGCATTTCTGGTGCGTCTCCTCCTTTGCTTCCCATAATATATTCCTAATCTTTTAAACTTAAAATCTTAGCAAACACTTTCGTGCTGTAATCAATTTTAGTTGGTTGTTTGTTTTTAGTCCTTAGACTAGTGAGTTTTTTAGATAATACAGTTGGCTCATTAACAATAAGATTCATTATCAGCCTTTTAAAATCTTTAGTATTAGATGCCCACATAAATGCAAGAAAGACAGTGTCTCCATTCTTGTCATCCAAGTGCCATTCTTCAACAAATTTCCAGTTGTCTTCGTAGTTGCAATTATACCACATCAGAACTCCAGTTATTTCTGCATCCTTGGATTCAGTATGTAAAAATGTACCCTTTGATATATGGTACGCAACTAGAAGTCTGATGGTGTCCTCGCTCCATCCTTTAAGTACCTCGCTATTCTGACCTTCAATGCAGAAGTTTACTACCTTGTCGATAAAGACAAGGGCTTCCCTTTGCGTAGCGTTTTGCAACGCTAGTTGAACTGACTGAAGGAGAGGGTTCATATTACCAAATGGCAGAAAATGAAACGTTTTCAGTTGTACCCACTTGATTTCCTACATTATTCGTTACAAGTATCTTAGCTTTAGTAGTGGTCTCCGACCACGCCCCAATAGAGATACTAGATTGATTAATATCATCACTGTCACCGCTTGCAAAGCAGGCATAAGTAGAACTCGGAGCTGCAGTGGAAAGGTTGACTTCATAAACGCCACTTGAAACTCTTTTCACACTTGTAACCCCGCTACCAGCTAGTGGAGCGTTTGTGCCAGTACTGTAGGGTCTAAATACGCACCAAGCCTTAATCGAAGGAGCTGAATCCACAGTTGAATCCACATAAGCTTTGATACTTTCTGAAGTAGCCAAGGTCGTAGCAGTGGCCGTAGCCATTGTATCATCGTCGATGACATCAGTCAGCTTGGCAAAGGTTACATTAGCATCAAGGATCTTAGTTGTAGTAACAGCATCCGCTGCAATCTTAGCTGTGCTAACACCGCTGTCACGAACCGTAATAGCTCCGTTAGCGTTTACGATTGTACTAGAGTTATCAACGGAGTCAGTACCAAAGGTAGCTCCGTCTACTAAATCATTAAGCTTGCTTGCTGAGAGTTGTTCTCCGTTGGAGAAAGCTGTTCCTTTATTTATAATGGCCATAATTTAAATTGTTAAGCTGATTGCAACAGAGCGTTCATTAAGCTAGTTTTTGGTATGCTTGGATTCTGTAGTTAATTCCACTTGCTGCTCCGTCTCCTTTAATTTCAATAACCCCAAATGCATCCGTAATTAAAACAGCGGTTCCACCTTTGTCGTTCGCACCCACAAAAAGTCCAGAAGCTCCATAACCAGCATTGGCACTTGATCCCCTTGGCTGAAAAACAGAACCCTTTGGTCTTAACATTAAAGAAGAGCTTGTTGAAGCGTCCCATAGTTCCAGTATTACCATTGATCGATTAGCCCCAACCACTGAAGATAAATCCAAGTCTGCAAAAGAAGTTGTTACCGAAGTAGTTCCAGTTGCTCCGCTGTACTTCATAGCATACTCTGTGTCTTGGGCATCCACATAAGACTTAATACTCTCGGACGTAGCCAATGTAGTATCAGTAGCCGTAGCCATTGTGTCATCATCAATGACATCATCGAGCTTTTCAAAGGGTACGCTTGTATTAGCAAGTTTGCTACCCGTAATATTAGCAGTAGCTGACACGTCTGCGTTGACTATGGTTCCCGTATCTAGTGCAGCCGTAGGGTTGCGGGCTTCATTAAGCCGAGTTGAAGTTACGGTATCAGTTCCGCCAAATGGTAACCCTGCTGGGGTAATTGTAATATCCGCCATAATTATTGTACGCTAGTTGTTGATCTTGATGCAGGTGCTCCTGAGACTTTTATTCCTCGGACTCTTGGGCGACCCTGTGTATTATTAATTGTAAATTGAATGCCGTATCCTCGGCGGTTACCTATTCTACCACGTATGGAAACATCCTCGTCAATGTCTAGGCTTCCGTCAATGTATGAACTCAGTGTATTAAGATCTACCTCTGCGTCAATGTTTTCTACTTCGGCTGAAATATCAAAGTCGGACTTCTCCGAGGCACTGGACTGCACGTGCATCTCAAATTCATTCCAACGCTTACGACCGAAGTCATTAAAGGTAAACTGACGGGTAGTTACCTCAGCGGGGATGCTGTAGATAACGCCCTCCTGTGCTCCTTGTACTGGAATAGTAGTAGCCAGTCGATCAACGCCATCTGGCCGAGCATCAACCCTGTGAAGCCCTCCAAGAGCATTCACTGCGTATACTGCACGGTCACCTTTCTTGCCCGCTACAATTAAGTTCTCGATGTCCCAGTCCACGTCAGAGGTACTATCCACGGACTCCCACTGCTTGTTAATAAAATTAAAGACAAGGATGGTATTATTTACGGTGCTTGATCCAGTCGGAACAGCAATGTAGTAGCGATTGTTGAAGTAAACAGCTACGGACTGATCCCAGTACTGACGGTTAATCTTATCAATGGTAGTCTGGATGCTACTACTTAGTGGTAGTTCGCTACCACGAAGGTTATATAGATCCTGGAAGTTTGCTCCGTATACACCATTGTCAGAAAGGAACATTACGTTGTTACCAATTTGAACAATCGTCTTACGGGCCAAGCAACCTACTTCATTTGTAATCAATTGAACCGAAGCAGACTCAGGGCTGCTGCCCAGCACTAAGTGAATTGAGTTACGGTTAAATACTACTAGCTTGTCATCCGCAAAGGATAGTAGTCCAACATTAAAGTCCGCAGTTCCAGCATTGAATCTGTACTGACCATAAATCTGATCATAGGTATCTGTGTCCAAGATGTCAGATATAATAACTTCGTCCAAGTTATCACGAGCTGTATAATCTCCCTCTGCATTATTAACCGTATAGCGATACGGCATAACCAGCCTACGCTGGTGATATGTAGCATATGAAGGTGCTGGCATATGAGTAAAGCCCAGTCCGATTGATACCTTCCGTGTAAATACTGGAGTAGCAGTTAAACTAGCCCCATCTGTAATGTGTGTATCAATTGAGTCCGCCTGTACCCAGAACTCAAATCCGTGAGCTAAATTAACTGTTCCAGGTAATGGAGTATTATTATTAGAAAAATCGGCTGTATAAAAAGAGAATGAACTAGAAGTGCGTTCAGCAACAAACCTTGCTCCGTTGATCCCAGCACTTGTACTAAAATCAGCAAGCTCAATTGGATCTCCAACCTCAAAGGTATTACCAGAAAGCAATAAAGTTACCTTGTGAAGACCATCGTAGTCCCCTCCTACTATTGGGCCAGTTATAACCTGATCTCCACCTGCCGCACCAATAGCACTTGTTGGTCCACCCTCAAATACTTTAGCTACAACAAACTCGGATCCAACCTGTAAACCAGAGGTCTGATCGCCTTGATTTGTTTCTGCACCGAGTACAGTAATAACGGACCCAACAGAAACACCGTCGGACTGATGAACAATACCTCTGCTTTCAATGATAGCAAAGTCACCAGCAGCGCAGACAATTTCAGTAGGTTGACTATATGCTCCACTAGCAACAGGTGAAAACCCAGATCGAGCTGTACCTGTACCCGTTAGTGGAATAACCTCTACGTCTACCGTATCGCCAACTGCATATGTAATTCCAGTTGTGCCAGCTACGTCATTCCAGTCAGTGTCCCCAAGGGCAGTAATGATATATGTTTTACCTACTAGAAGTTCTGTGGAATCAACATTAGCAAAGCTTCCGTCCCATTCCAGCGCAGTCTGACCATCACGGAATAGGAACACCTTGTTAAAGGCTTGAATCATATCTGAAGACGGCGGGGCCGTTTCTCCTGACTGATATGGAAGGTCGTACGTAATGGTAGGATCCGCTAGGTTAATAGCCAGTGCGCTTACATTGGAGCCAAGTATAACCCACTGACTTGCTGAATCCCCTGGGTTGCTGTAGGAAGTACTAGCGTAAACCTGTGAAATTCCACCTTGATCAAGTAGCATATTGTAGCCAGCAATCGCCGACCCTCTAACCAGTGTAAGGTTAAAGTCTAAATCAATAGGGAGTACAACTGGTCCCCTGTAAGTTGTATCAATTCCTGTAAAATCAAATGTGACTTTTTGATTTATTAGACCATTGACCACACTTGTAACAACAAACGTTCCGTTTGGATCAGATTGTGGAGCTGTGAATGCAAGTCCCTCCACCGTAATATTTTCACCAACTGCAAACTCGTGACCCTGTTCAGTCAATGGATCAAGGAATAATTCCATTACATTGCTAACAAGCTCTGCCCTTCGTATAGTAGTTGGCAGTAAGCCAACAACTGGAGGAACTGTTTCCAATTCGGAAGTAGTTGGAAGTCTAAGGGCCTCGTCACCACTAGCAAAGGGAGCCTTGACTAAATCAATCCCTGGCCTAACCTGCCACTCACCGTTAAGACCAAGTCTACCGTTTTTACTAGAAGCTAATAGGCCACGATCTAGTTGATCAGGACGCAGGTAGTCATTAAACCCAGTGTACCCCATATCGAGGTCCTCTAGGATCCTATCATCATTTGCTCCGTATGTGCGGTATTCAGGCATTACTTTAAAAGGAAACCTTGTTCGTTAATGTTTGAGTGAATTTGTTTTGAATAAAGATCAGCTTCTTTTGCTGTTTTAAATTTTGGGTAACGGTTAAGTCCCATTTGCTTGGCAAGATTAACAGCCTCTTCATCACCAAGTTGTTTACCTTCTACCATTGTAGGAATGACAAAATGAACTTTATCCTCATTTTCCCCAAATGAAAAAGTAGAGAGCTTTACATTACTTTCACTTCCATCCTTGTTTTTTACGTAGGGATGCTTAGTCGGAAAAACACGTATTGTTGGTTCAGGCATTATGTTTTAGCAGTCCCAAGCCTTGCGGCTCCAGTAGTTAGCAGATAGTTTATTGGTCTTACCTTTGATGCCACCGCTGCGAGCGCAGTAGCTTTTCTTACGCTTTGGCTGATCCTTCTTGATGCTCATATTAGCATCCCCGAATCGTACGAGTTTCTCTGTCCCACCTTGGCAGGCTTTCACGACGAACTTCTTACCGCCCTGTACTTCACGGCGGGGTACGTTGCACTTCATCTTGGATTTGTCAGGCACTACTTGCCCTTCTTTCCCCCACGTTCACCACAGGATCCTTTGCCAGCATTTTTTGTTTTTCTTCCGTACATAATATTATTGGTTATTTAACTTGGGAGGAACCAAAGTAGAACCCTACGATGGCTAAAGCTGTTTGGCGGATCTCTGGTAGTATTACAAACCCCTGTACAGTGGACCATTCTAGACGCTTGAATAGCCCTAGAAAGCCTTTGGATTCTGATTGGATACTAACACCTATGTCGGTGAATGCGAAGACAAATGGGGCTATTACAATGGCAAAGATAACTGCTGCCGTAATAGCACGACGCATATAGACACCACCACGAGCTGCTGCCTTGTCCGCTGATTCGTCCGCTATTGTCTGACGGGCAATCATACGCTCAAAGAGACGAGCCTGATTGTCGGCCTGTGCTGCAATCATTTTCATCACAAAGCCGCTTACGCCGCCTCCGAGCATTGCTAATAGTTCTGGTGTCATAGGTTATTTATCCTGGAGTTCCTTGATTACCTTGATTGCTGATGCAGTCATATAGATGAGGGTCGCAAGACCCACAGCTATTCCCAGAGGATTACCGTAACCAAGTTCAGTGGTAGCTATAAAGCCACCTGTCCCTATGGTTGATTTGTAGATAAGGTCGTGCATCATACTTCTTATTCTTCCTCTTCTGGGTATTGATCTGGGAATTGCTCCTTGTGTGCTGTAAGCATTTCTTCTTCAGTGTCAAACTCTTGAACAATAGCATCGTCCCGATAGGAGACAACTTGACCCTCCATTAAACAGACCGCTGTTGAGTTAATAATGTAACAACCAGATGTTTTGTTTTCTATTGCCATTTTATAGTGGGCCTCCGTCCGTTATTACCCAATTATAGGTATTAATAAGTGAGTTCCTTGCATTGTTACCAGCAGTTGTAGTTACTTGGCTTTGATTGAAATTTGGACTTTGAGCTAATCCAGAAGTTGGTAAATTTGTTTCCCAGTTAATGAGCAATGCATCATAATCAGTTCCTTGATTTGGGACACCATTGGCAGTGTTAGTTAAACCGCCCGTAATATTGAGACCAGTAATACTAATATTTGTTTCTAGTCCAACAATATCAGTAAGACCAAAACACCTAACAAAAATTCCATTCATATTACGAACACTAGAAGTATCCCAAGTTGACACATCAAGGCTTTGGAGACTTTGGCAGTCATAAAAACATCCACCCATCTGAAGTGCGCTGGATGTAACAAAATTGTCTGGCAATAATAACGTTTCTAGAGCTTTACACGACCTAAACGTACTAATAAAATAACCTACATTGGATGTATCCCAGTTACTTAAAACCAAAGTAGTGAGACTATCACAATTTTGGAACATCGCATTAATAAGAGTAACGTTTGATGTATCAAGAGTGCTTACGTTTGCGCTTGATAAAGAAATACAATCAGTAAACATACCATTAAGACTTGTCACACTGGAAGTATCAGTATTTCCAGCATTAAAACTCACCAAGTTTTGGCAATCAAGGAACATACTTGATATATTAACATATCCAAGCGTTCCAAGATTCTCTACTGAAACTATATTTTGATTTGAATTAAGTATTATTTCGGGAGCAAATGTTCCGCTGACCCTTACCTGATATGTTCCAACGCCGTATAGCTTTGTTATTGATCCTGTTCCTGGAGCCACAGTCAACGGATCACTTCCGTCTCCCCAATCTATAGTTGCATCGTAAACTTGGGCAATATCAAATCTCACCGTAAGGTTTAAACCCAAGGAAGTATCGACAGTAAAGAGCAAGTCTTCCGACGGTGGTGGGGCTGACGCAACTAATCGACCCCGACCCAAGCTGCTGCTAAGGTTAAGGTGCATACTAGTACTTGTGCGCTGCTACGATACCTGATGTAACTGTTACTTCGCTGAATGCTCCGTAGATAACTGTTCCAGCAGCAATAGTTGGTCCAACTAATTTAGAGGATCCGTTTACATTGCTATCAAAAAGGTTACTAAACACAGTGTCATTAATGATTTGCAACGCTCCATAGCGTTTACCAGTTACTGCATCAGCGGCTTCAAGGATGTCTGATCCTACTGAGGAAAATTCAAGGGTATTATTTCTAGATGAACTCATAATTATATTATAGCACAGGTGCTATCTCGATTGACGGTTTACGTAAGTTGAAAACTTTTTGTTAATTGTATTGTTGTTTGCTTTTTTATCTAAACGAAGTAGTTCTATATCAAGCATCATTTTAGCTTGAGAAGCAGCTACTGCTGCTTTTTCAGTTTGACCATCTCCAGTATAAAAATCAGTAAGGGCAGTATAGATAATATAATCAACGAACTCTGCTGGAATATCTGTACTGTCTGGGGTAAAGTTCGCTTGTAGTTCTTTCTTATAAGTTACAAATACCGAAGTGCTATCCGATGTAGTTAAGTTAAGTATATGTGCTCCAACGGAATCCACATAGAACTCAAACTCTAAAGCAGAATTACTCAGGAACGGCTCAGTTCTATGCACACGTAAGAACTCACCGATAGTTTCTTTGGCCGCTTCTGCGTATGGAACCGTTGCTGCTGGGTCTGTTATAATCAATCTGGACTCACCCACAACTAAGTAACGTGGCCAGCTATCTGATTCATTGTAGGCACGGTAGACCGCACGATTCAAAGAACTCGTTAAGAAGAACTCGTCAGCAGCGGTTAAGCTTTCCAGCCCAGCAATGGACTGAAAAGCATTTTTAACCTCAAGGAATGTAGCGTTAGATGGCATTACTGTACGTTATTGTTCAGTATTGTTTCTGGCTTGTTTAACGGAGTTCCGCCAGCCTGTACGTTGTGACGAGCGAACTGAGTCTGTGGGCGGTACTGTAATACATCGTGACGGAACTGACGGCTTTGATTACGTACCTTATCAATTTCAGAAACAAGAATTATCTCAGAATTTTGATCCTCTACTTGAGCTTTATCAGTCTGTCCATCACCACGTAGGAAATCTGCGTAAGCACCGAAAGCGCAGTACTCAAAGAACTGATATGGGATGTTTGGATTATCATTGGCTTCGTCGCCGTAGCTACCTGATGTATAAGTACCACCGTCAGCAATAACTGCTCCAAGGTCCTTGCGATAGGTTGCGTATACATTAACACCGTCAAGAACTGTCGGGCTAATAATCTTTACTGAAGGGAAACCTCCAGAATTTAAAGTTGAAACATATGTGTATTCTTCTGGATAACGTGTATCTGTTGGATCAGTTTTGTGAATCCGAAACACTACATTGGAATCATTGGCTAGATCTTTCCCAGTTCCATATGTTTGAATTGTATTGTCGTCTCCTGTTGCCATTGCAACGGCTTCTCCAATTACAGTAAAATCAGGCCAGGGGTAACGTTCAAACGCTGTACGAATACGACGATTAACTGCTTGCCGCAAAAATGCTGCGTCAGTTGTTTCTAGTGAAGCTAGTCCAGCAATGGACTTAAAGCGTTCCTCTAGATTATCATATGTTAAAGTAGGATAGTTTGCCATATATATTATAGTTTGTTCGGTGTAAGGTCTGAGAAATTCTTTTGGAAATAAGTCAGAAACTCCTTAGAGTGCACTGTCTCTTGTCCGTATTTTTTAATAAGTCGGAAGTACTCACGATGCGGAATAGTTGCAACGCAACGTCCTAGTACTGGGTGCACCTTCCCTTTTTCTGCTGTAGCTTCTTTACGAGCCTGATTTACACGGGCTGTTTCTGTTTGCTTTTCTAAGGCGAAACCATTTTTGATTTCGTTCATAAAAGCAGCGTCTATCTCTGCGTCAGAATAAGTAGTTTCTTTTGTGATGATTTCCATATTAAAATATTTTAAGTAAAAAGGGAGAGGCTGGGATTATACCAGCCCCTCCCTGAAAATCAAGCAAGATTACTGAGTGATCTTACCGTGAGCCTGTGGGTGGTAAACGCCCAAGGTCAAGGTGCAATCACAGAATCCACGCTCACCACCACCAAGGTTGGGCAGACGGCTGGAACCCATAGGGATCAGCTCGTGTACACCGTAGTACTCAGGGTTGATAAGGTAACCATCGTTGTAGTCAGTACCGCCAGCTAGTGTAGCAGGAGCAGTATCTGGGTTCATGTTGACGATAGATACGATACCGTGGTCGCTTTGGTAAAGCTCGACAGAGAGTTTGATCTCAGCCTTGTTACCATCGTAGTTGACTGCACGAACGTTTT